ATTTAGGTGTTGCGGTAGTTGTAAATGAAAATGATTTAGAAGCATTAGAACAACGATTGGAGACACTAACATGACTATGTTAAAAAATATATTAAAGAAATACAAACAAGTAAAAGATATGGTGAATAATCCACCACACTACACACGTGGAGGTATCGAAGCCATAGACTATATGGAAGCTAAATCAACACCTGAAGAGTTTGCAGGACATTTACGCCTAACTGCTTTAAAATATTTGTCAAGAACAGGTTATAAAGATGATGCACTACAAGACTTAAAAAAAGCACAATGGTATGTTAATAGATTAGTAAAACATTCTGAAAAACAAACGGTGTTAAAAAAATGGTTTAAATAATGTGGGTATTTAGTCTTGCGTTAATATCAGGAGTTATGGTAGGCTTAGAACTTAAATTTCTAGAGGAAGATGCACCATATACTCTTTCTTTAGTTATTGATTTATTCATAATTCGATTAGTATTACAGAAGATTAAATATGTCAGATGATGCAGATAAAACGCAAGATAGGTTAGAAAAAGAAGATATCTTTCGCCGTAAGGAAATGGATAACATCAAGTATATACAAGGGACGGGCTACTGTTTAAATTGTGGCACGAAACTTAACGACTCAAGACGTTGGTGCGATAAAGATTGTGCTGATGATTGGGACTATCACGTCAATAGACGCAAATAAAGGAGAGAGAAATGGCTACAAAATCAATCAACCCTACTACTAGGGAAACATCTGCTACGACTTTTGATCGTGGCGAAAGAAACCTAATCGTCACCATTCATCATGGTGTTATCAAAATCAGACCTAAAGGATTAAAATCAGAAGAAGTTATTGACATCGCTGCTATCTACGAGCATGCGGTCAAAGCCCGCGTTAGGGGTAAGTAATGCCTAATCTAGTAACGATTGACTTCGAAACCTATTACGATAAAGAGTATGGGTTAAAGAAGTTTACTACCGAAGAATATATTAGAGACGAACGGTTTGAAGTTATAGGTGTTGCTGTTAAAGATAAAGGCGTTACTAAATGGTTTACAGGAACACACGCTGAGACCAAAGCTTTCTTAGATTCTTATAATATGCATGAACACTTTGTGTTAGGACATAACATGAGGTTTGATGCGGCAATTCTATCATGGATATTTGATATACACCCTTTAGGTTTATTTGATACCATGAGCATGGCTCAAATTCTACATGGCTTAACAGAGTCAGTATCACTAGCTAACCTATCTAAGTTATATGAGTTAGGTGAAAAGGGGACAGAAGTCCTTGATGCATTAGGTAAGAGACGATTAGATTTTACACATAACGACTTAGCTAAGTATGGTAGCTATTGTATCAATGACGTAGAACTTACATACGAATTATTCACCGAGTTAAAAGATAGGTTCACTGCACCTGAAATGAAGCTTATTGATTTAACTATCCGTATGTTTACAGAACCTAAACTAGAACTTAACAAAGGATTGTTGGTAAGACACCTTGCTGAAGTTAGAGCCAAGAAAGAAGAGTTACTTAATTCTGTAGCTGTTGATAAAGAAACGTTAATGAGTAATCCAAAGTTTGCAGCCATACTAGAAAGTATGAAAATTAAAGTGCCTATGAAAGAAAGTCCTACTACAGGACTACAAACTTATGCGTTAGCTAAAACAGATGAAGGGTTTAAAGCACTACTCGAACATGAAGACCCTTATGTGCAAGCATTGGCAGCGGCTCGCATTGGTAATAAATCTACCATCGAAGAAACAAGAACAGAAACCTTTATTAACATAGCTAACAGAGGTAAATTACCCGTTCCATTAAAGTATTCAGGGGCAGTTGTATCACATCGATGGTCAGGCGTTGATGGGATTAACTTGCAAAATCTACCAAGAACATCAGAGCTAAGACGAGCTATATGTGCACCCAAAGGATATAAAATAGTAGCCTCAGACTTAAGTAACATTGAGTTAAGACTAGCCTATTGGTTTGCACAATCACATGGAAAGATACAGCAAATTAAAGATGGTATTGACTTATACAAACAATCTGCCGCAGACATTACAGGCACACCATACAACGAAGTTAACAAAGACCTACGATATATATTTAAGGTAGTAAACTTATCAGGTATCTACGGGGTAGGTGCTAACAAGATGCACTCAATCTTAAAACAAGGTGGTGTAGAAAAAGATTTGAATGAAGTTAAAAATATTGTCTATGCTTACAGACGTGCTAATCCTGAATTGGTTGAAGCATGGCAAGACGCAGGCACAATGTTAGAATCAGTTAGAGCAGGGCAACATTACACTATGGGTAATGGTGGTATTATAGAAAGTGTCCCTCATGAAGGCATGATGAAACCTAATGGTATGTTGTTAGGATTACCTAATTTAAGAAAGCTTAAGACAGATACAGGTGAGTCATGGGCATATGATAAGTTAATGGGAAGAACATTAATCCCCGAATACATTCACCCATCTAAAACATTTCAACGTTGCATACAATCGTTGGCTCGTGATATAATTGCAGAACAGTTAATTCAAGTAGCGAAAAGGTATCCTGTCGTTATGACTGTGCATGATGAGTTAGTTATGCTATGTAAAGATGAAGAAGTAGATGAATGTAAAGCCTACGTTGAGAAGTGTATGACGACTGCACCTTATTGGTGTAGTGACTTACCACTCGGTTGTGAAGTGGGAGTTGGTAATAATTATATGGATGCTAAATAATGAAAAAGACAGCACGTAACGATGTAACAGGAGATTGGTTACAATCTAAACCAAACAATGAACAGTTTGAAAAGAATTGGGATATAATTTTTGGTAAGAAAAAGAAAGAAGTTTTACCCGAGTATGAACTTAATAAATCAACAGGCGAAGTCCAAAAGGTAGATCATGGCGACACAACAAATACACAAAAGTAGACGGCATGCTGACCCGTTTAAAACAAGAACAGGTAAAGATAGATTAAAAGCCTTGTCTTTGAAAAAGCTATATGAGTTATTAGATAAAGCTGCAGAAGGTAAACATAAATCAAAGATAGCAAAAGAGATTGCTAGGAGAACTCCAATTGGCTGAGTTAAAAACGTGGTCTTATTCGAGTGCAACAACATTCGAGAAATGTCCTAAGCAATACTATCATTTGTATGTAGCAAAAGATATTAAGCAAGACCCGAATACGGAGCATTTCCTTTATGGCAACGAAGTTCACAAAGCTTGTGAGTTATACGTTAAGAACGCAACGCCCTTGCCTGAGAAGTTTAATATGTTCCAACCTACACTTGACAAATTAATATCCATTCCAGGTGATAAATATTGTGAATATAAATTAGGCTTGACAAAAGATTTAGAACCCTGCGATTTCTTTGCACAGAATGTATGGTGGCGTGGAGTAATAGATTTACTTGTTGTCAATCCCGAAACTAAACTAGCAACCTTGATCGATTATAAAACAGGCAAGTCAAGTCAGTATGCAGATACTAGACAGTTATCTTTATTTAGTGTAGCCATATTTAAACATTTTCCCGATATGCAAAAAGTCAAGTCTGGATTGGTATTTTTAGTAAGTAAAGAAATATTAAAGGAAGATTATAGTGTTGACAAAGTAGATGAAATGTTTGCTGAATGGGGTAAAATAACGCATAGGATAGATACTGCCCATCAGACAGGGGTTTTCAATGCAGTCCCAAACTTTGCATGTAGGAAGTTCTGCCCTGTTCAATCATGTTCACATTGGGGAAAATAATGGCAAGAGATTATAAAAAAGAAAACATATACAAAGCTAAACCAGAGCAAATAAAAATGCGAGTCGAGCGAAATAAAGCTAGACGAATGATGATGAAAGCTGGTAAAGTTCGTAAGGGAGATGGATTAGCAGTAGATCATATAGTCCCTTTAAGTAAAGGGGGTAGCAATACTTTAAAAAATTTAAGAGTGGTTGATGCTAATATAAATGATTCAGTAGATAGAAATAGTGATCATTCTGTAAAGTCCAACAAACCAAATAAAAAGATTGTTGCTCGAGAAAACAAAAAGAATAAAAAGAAATAAGCAGACCCGCAAGGCGTGAGTGCGGTAAAACCACGTCAGTTAACAGTAGTCCTTATTCGCTTTCATACTATGTGTTAACACTGCAGTGTGTAGACGTGTCACTACCTCTCTCGGTGGCACGTCTATTTTTACCTTAGGAGATTGCATTGGAAGTATACAAAGACAGGGCTTTAATAGTTAATACTAAAAGACCTGAATTAATTTTAGATAAGATACCTAAAAGTAAGGTAGTTAGAACTTATGATAATGGGGTCACTCAAGTTGTAGTTAATTGGGGATTAGATGAAGTAATAACTTTATCTGACATGAAAGTTAAAAATCCACCTTCACCCATAACACGTGACTATAACTTTCCAGGTATTCATAAACCTTTTGATCATCAAAAAGTC